CCGGTGGTTCAGACGCCATCGCTTTGATATGTCGCGAGCCGCAGCGGATAAATGGTTATGGGAGCGATGCTCCCGAGACCTCGCCGCAGCAGCTCATACTGACCGGAAACGTTCAGTAGGCTTCCTCATTTTCAAGGAGAAATTGCGCTTGATCACGCAATTCGAACAAGGTTCGCGGTTTTCTACCGTCCCGAAAAACAATGAGAAAAGACGTCCTATCAATGTGGAATGTTTTGGCAATACCCTGACACAATCAGTTATAGGCGAAGGAATCCGCGCTTTGCTCCTCGCGGAGTACGGCATTGATTTGGATAACCTAAGCGATATCCATCGCCTTAAGGTTTCCAAACCGGAACGGTGGGCAACGATTGACCTGTCTAATGCATCAGACTCAGTCAGTCTTGAACTTTGCCGTTTCCTTTTCCCAGGTTGGTTTATGAGTTATTTAGAGCGGACTCGTTCCCCGATGGTCCTAGGTTTGGATGGTAATTACCATTTGACCAAGAAGGTTTCATCGATGGGAAACGGGTTCACTTTTGAACTCATGACACTTATCCTGACTGTATTATGTAAGGAGTTTGATTCTGAAGCCTCCGTCTTCGGGGACGATATCACTATCGATCCGAATTCGGCAGGCCCCCTCATTGATTGCCTTAATGAGGTGGGATTTGTTGTCAACAAAGATAAAACTTTTGTTGATGGCCCATTCCGGGAGTCATGCGGTGCGAATTACCACACCGATGAGGGCTATGTGAAGAGTTTTGACTTCATGTGGCCTGAAACGATGGGTGATTGTGTGACATTGTTTAACAAGGCTTACGTCTTGTCACAGTGCTACACATCGTTCCGTGCTTTTTACCAAGCGCTTCTTCGTGTCTTACCCACGCCCTTGCACGGTGGGCCGTGCGCTAGCTTTGACTCATCATTGAGTCCGGTTAGCGAACGGATTAGACACCAGGGACCTCTGACCGTTAATTTCCCGAGCTTCTTCATTACACCGAAGTTGCCGCGAGATAGGTCAGTTGTCGATGATCCTGCTTTGTCCCTAATACTCCAGGGACTTCAGCTTGATCCTTTGAACTATTTCCTCGTGAGAGGATGGGAGTTCAAGAGTGCCTTACGCACTCCGACGACCAAGACTCTTGGTGCGAAGCGCCACTGGGCCAAGTATCTGATGTATCTAGATGCTGGTCGAGTGACGAAAGACGCCTTGAGCCTTGAAGGGGAATGGAAGTCTGTTTGGTTTGTCACTGATGGCCGGAGACCTATGAGAGTCTCCTTGCTAAAACCCGGAAGGGCCTGACGAACTGCGATTTCCATGCGTCTGATTACGCGG